GAAGCAGTCACATCGTTGGGGATGAGACTAAGCAGAGTCGTTGCCCTGCGTGTGTTGCCGATGCTCATTGCTTGGTCCTCGTTTTGCGGGTGGAAGGCTTAACAGCCGGACATGCCTCAGTCTTAGGAGGCTCAACAGGCGCCTCAACGGCTTTGCCCATGGCAATCAGGGCAAGGCCGTTTTGGTAAGAGACTTCTGTAAGGGAGCCTGCTTTCACAGACTCCCCAGAAATCATCACCTGCCTCAGAACTTTAATCTTCATGAGTCAGGTCCTCCTTATCAGGTGCCGAAGCAGAATGCGCCAGGCTGCTTAACGGCGTAGTCAACATCCTGCAGGGCAATGATGCGGACAGTACCGGCAGTAGCACCAGCGTAAGGATCAACAGTCAGATCCAGGCCAGACCACATACCCATGATGAACATGGAGAAGTCACCAAACAGTGCGTCGTTGTTCAGCAGCTGGTTGGAAACAATGACCGGATAGCCATTGATCTGGTCATCCTCATACACGAACTGTGCAGTGTTGGTGGCCTTCTCGGTTGACTTCAGCGCACCGCGTGCAGAAGCGTTGATGATGTAACGCAGGCTGCCGGCGTCAGCGTTTGCAGCAGCAACATCGGTTTCCATGCCGATGTACTCCTCGAACGTGCCGAAGGTGGTAATAGTCTGAGAGCCAATACCAGTGGTGTTGGTCAGGCCCAAGGGCTGGTTGCTAGAGCCAGTGCCGTAGATGGCGGCGCGATCCAGCTCAAGAGCAAGAACGCGAGCGAGGTCGTTGCGAACCATGCTCTCAACGCTGATGCTGGACTGGAGCAGCAGGCGGCGGCTGTAGTCAACAAAAGCACCAACAGTCTTGGGGCTCATGTTCACCTGATCGATTGCCTGCTGGCTTTCGGTCGGGGAATTGCCTTCGCCCACCCAGTAAGCAGTGGCGGCAGAAGACTGACGAGGGATGGAAATGTTTCCTTCCAGCCCAGTCAGCGTGGTTGCACCAGCCTGAGAGATGGACAGGCGGTTGCGAAGCAGATCGATGAAGCTACCAGCCAGCAGCACGTCATCAACCAAGTTGCCACCAGCAGTAGCGGTGCCAACTTCCAGGTCGCGACGAAGAACTTCGTTAGGCACCACGATGCCGTTAGAAGAACGCTGATACTTGTCAGCAGCAGCCTTGCCGACTTCAATTTCAAACTCAGCATCACGACGAGCCTGAGCATCACCCTGGTTGGCCAGGTAGTTCAGGGCTTTGACGAAGCTGAATTCGCGGGTCTCCTTTTCGGAGAGGCCAACGTCGTTGGCGTCGATGCGGTGTTCCACAGGTTGGGTGCCGATTTTTTCGAGGATGGCAGCACGCGCCTCATCAACCGACTTACCGCCGTCGATCAGTTCGCGGGCAATTTCGGGGAGCTTATGCCGCTCTCCCAAGGCATTGATAGAAGCGATACGGGTGCGCTCGGCCTCAACGGCCTCGGACCGGATCACCTCCAGGTCTGGAGCATTTTCCATGACAGGTTCAGTCATAGTGTTTACAGGAGATGCGGCCGGGGCCGCTTGAACATCGGAGCTGGGTTCACTCAAAGAGCGCCCAATCCCGACCGTGGGATCAGCAGGAATGCTGACCACACTGACTTCATAGGGGCGCCAATTCGTCGCTACGAAGCCATCTTCGCGTTCTTCCATCTTTTCGATGGAATACCCGAAGGAAATACCGCGAAGAATGCCATCGCGGATATCTGCCAAAATCTCTTGAGCCTTCTCATTCATAGAGAATCGGACTTTGGCATAACCACGCTTTTCATCCTCGTTGATGTATCCGCGTTCTACAACGCCGATAACACGATCAGGATCATGGTTATAAAGAAGTGGAGCGCCGCCACTCATGCGAGTCATGTCGCAGTGACCAGGCTCATGGCTCAATACTTCGTTGCCGTAATACCGCGCCACGGGATACTCAGAGCTGAACGGAAACTGCATTGTCCGCTCATCAAGCATGTCAAATTGCGTTTGCTCAACGCGCTTGAAATGCTTGCCCTCAATATCGCGAGTCAAATTAAACTCAGCCTCAGGCGACTCTTGCTCCATTTCTCTCAATGGTTGGATCTTTCTAAGTGTACTGAATCTGTGTCCTACAACAGTGTCAGTTTCGCTCCATCCATCGTCTCCTTCGCGATAAACGCGAATCAAGGCTGCAGGATCGTCTTCGGTGGCGTTAATCGTAAAACTTGAATCTGGCACATCAACTGAGCCTTCACGCACGATCCGAGTAATTTTGCCGCGAGCAGTACCGCCGCTTGAGTTCCAAGACACAAAATCACCAACGTCTAGCGCATCGGCTTCTGCTCTCTCTTCAGACTCGATCATGCTTCTATCCATTGATTCAACAATTCTATCGGACCAGCTTTTTCCTGCATCTCCGCCCCATGCCGCCCACGCAACACGGCCAGGTGATGGGTAGCCGTCTTCACCAGGGCTAAAACCCTCTGCCTGCTTATCTACTTGGTGCCTTGCAAACCAAGCACTCATCGCAACAATCGTGTCGTCAGACAGCTCATTGCCGCTAAGAATTTGGCTGGCTCTGCGCGATGCGACTTCAGTGCCGCCTTTGCGACCTTCTTTTTTCCACTCCCTGTATCGACGCGCTTCTTCGCGCATACCCTCGGTCGGCATCGCAGGCATTACTCAATAACCTCCTNTTCAGACTCAATAATATCTCGATCGAGCGTTACACCCAGCCTTTCCGCCGCATCCTGCTCCCTAGAGATACTTTGCAGATTTTCGTAGAAATCACCGCCCATCTTGGCCACGATCTGAGACTTCGTGTAATACCCTGCCTGCTCCATTTCGCGGTACGCTTTTGCCTCTTTTAAAGGATCCACCCAATCCCAACCGCGAGCCATCCATCGTGGATTTTCATAGCGCTCTGGACGCTGCTCATAATCCTCAAGCGGAAGCTCGCCAGAAAGCACCGCAAGCTGCAGCCATTCGCGATATACACGCATGTGGAAGTGCTCGATCACATAAGCCTGAACGACCTTCCAATGCTCTCGGTCCTCAAGCAAGCTCAAACGACTGCTTGAATAATTTGTATCCGAGAAATCGCGGCTCAGTGTCTCGTAGCTGCATCCAAAGCCAGAGGCAAACCTTCGCACGCTATTGCGCACGAACATCTCAAATTGCTGATCCGGTGAATTGATGTCAGGCACCGTAATGCTCTGACCTGGCTCCAAATACTTAAACTGGCCCGGCTCGAACTCAGAAATCCGACGATCGCCCTCTACATCATCGGCATCAAGCTCACCTTCAGGCGACGTGACAAATCCCATAATCGATGCCCCGGCGCGAGCCCGAATTACAGCGGCCTCCAAATAGCCCTGCAACTGATGCGCGTCAGACATGACAGGATGGAACCACGGCACACCACGGTTCTGGCCAGGCCGTTCAGGCAAAAATAAATGGATTACATCTTCAGCTGGGAGGAAGACATGCTTTTGATTTCTTTCCGGGATGTTATAGAACCAGTAGTCACCTGGATGGCGAGTGAGGAAGGCGTACCGGACAGGGCGGCCCCATTCATTGACCTCCACGCCCATACGCCATTCGTTCCCTTCGGCGAGGGTTGGGCCTTGATACTCCTCATCCAATACATCACTCTCAAGCATCTTGAGCGCAAGTGGCACTCGGCTCCCCCCGAAGGGACGACGGATGATTTGAAAAAGCGCCTCACCTGACTCTGGCATCGCGCCAACGGCCAGCCATTCCATCATGTGGAAGTTATGGCGACCAGCTACATCACAAGACGATGCTTTGCACCAGGACGACCACTTCTCCTCGATCAGCTGATTAACCTCTTCATTAGGGTCGGCCGCCGCGCAGCTGCTGCACTTGCGACTGCATCTTGATGCCACTGCCCACCACGTTGATCTGCGTGGTTCTTTTCGCTTGCTTGGCATACGGGTTATTCCTTACAAGCTCCCGGCTCCTATTACGCAGCTTGCGGATACTTGTACGAATATCGGCGTCCGCGCTCGCCTGCGTGGACATCCAGTCATTAGTCAAACGCGAAATCATCGCGCCCGCATAATTGCGACGCCCCCGACGCTTAGGGATTGGCTGCAAGCCAATGGTTCTCAGAAGGCGAGTGCGCAGTCCCATTAACCGTTATTAAATCGGATATACAGATTGTGGGGGTCTCCAAGGCCAGAAGCCATAAGCTTTGCCTTGTTCTCCCGAGCGACAATAGACTTTAACCTCGACTCAAGCTCGATCAACTCAGACAGGTCATACCTCTTAAGGTTCCTGTTGCCAATCTTGTACTCCTGAACCGCTCCGCCATTGATCAGCGAACGTATGGCGGCCTTTACCGCGTCAAGGTCGATTTGAGCTTGCGACCTGCCATCAAACGCATTAGGCGTACCTGAATAAGCCAGCGATGGCTTTACCTCAATCTGGCCGCGGCTGTATTCAGACTTAGTGTCATCAGCCGTTTTAGTCAGCACCGCCTGGAAATACCAACCCGTTCCCGGCTCCATCTCCGCAGTGGTGGCTGCAGGCAAGGTCAGCTTCCACCCGCTGTTGTAAGCAACACCAGTCGCTGTAACGCCCTCTCCCGCGGTGTTCAACCTCAGGTAGTAAACCAAGGAGTGCGTAGAGCTTGTAACCGATTCGCCAAATACATCAACAGTCTCCGCATCGGTCCAAACCGCATCTACACCACTGGTTATGGACGGAGGAATCGCCATTACCTATAAACTCAAAATCTTGCTAATTACCGCCAATCTAGCAGTCACCACTGCTTGACGAAACTCTTTGAACGACCCGACTTCCCGCTAGCTCGACGCTTAGCTGGCTCTTCTTCTTGACGCTCGCACTGATCCCACAATGTGCGGCGATCTTTAATCTGATAAACCCTGTTCAACGCAGAGTATGCATACACAAGTTCGTCTAACGCTTCGTTCCTTGCACTGCTTTTCTTCACCC